TTCGGGACTATTCGTCCCTATACCAACTTCATCATTCGCAGAATCAACAAACAACATATTGTCATTACCTGTACTTTCTACTCTTAAATCAATATCTATATTTGAAGCATTTCCACTTTCATTTATTACAACTTCATTAGCAGTTAAACTAATCACTTTATTCATAGTTCCAGCCTTTTTAGTTCTAAGGTGCATCTTTCCGCTATCTGCCCCCGTAGTTACTGCTTGAGCCTCGCAGAATATATCAGCGTAGTTTCCTCTTGTAAGAGTCGGTGAACCTGCATTATCAGTAGTTACCCCTCTCCAAATTAAATGACCTAAATCATCTCCATTTGCAGGTGTAGCACTATTTCTATACAATGCTACATCGGGTGCGGCACTTGCGCCATCATCATTGCTTTCAAATAAAGCGGCATAATTAACACTTGATGTCTTTACATGTAATTTACCGGCAGGACTAGAAGTACCAATACCTACCATATCAGTAGAAGCGTCAGTAAATAATAAGTTACTATCAGTATCTCCTTCAACTCTAAAATCAATATCATCTCCTTGGTCATTAACTACTACATCTCTTGTAGTAGCCCTAAGCCTCATAAACTCAGTAAGAGTTCCCGCTTCAATTAAATTAAAGGTTATATGACCATCTTCACTACCATCTGATGTATCATCCATACCTCCTTCAATTGTAGCATAATTTACTTCTTGGGGTGTACTAGCATCATTTTCACCTCTAAAAACAATTTGACCTATTAAATCGTTATCGTCAATATCTGCGGCTGCATCATCACCATTTCTAAACAATACCATATTAGGCGCAGAAGTAATAGCACTACCTAAAGTTCCTTCTAAAATAAGATGGTCGCCCGAACCAGCACCAACTACATGTAAATTAGCATCGGGGCTATCTGTACCAATTCCAACAAAACCTGTATGGTCAATTGTCATTTTTACAACAGGGACATTAGTCGCCCCTTGTGCATTATCAGTTATTGCGAAATCTAATGCCATTCCTCCGTCAATATCATGGTCATAAGTTTCTGTTGCTCTTGGAACTAATGCCGCTAAAAACTTAGGATTCTCGGTTGTAAGTTGAGGGTCAGTGGATAGAAACTTAACTGCACTTCCGAACTTAGAAGCACCTGCATTCATACCTGCGCTTACTACATTTATTCCCGACATTGCATTAGTAAGTGCCGCAATACCTATTGATGTATCTTCAATAGTAAAAACCGCATCTGTACCTTTAACATGTAATTTCGTAGAAGGAGCCGCAGTCCCAATACCCACTCTTGAAGTCGAACCATCTACTCTCATTATTTCTGTAGGAGTACCCCCATCGTTTGCTTTGAAAATAATATCTTTATCGCTGGTTACATTCTCTATAATAGCATCATCAGAAGATGTGGTTAATTTCAAATCAGTACCTATTGTAGTCCCTGATTGTAACACCAGTGTAGACTCTCCCTCAACTGCGGCAATAGCATCTGCATCTGTATATGCAGTAGCACCATCAGCAACATTCAGCATAGTGCGTACATCAGCAGGAGCAATTTCCTCAATGACTCCTGCACCTGAAGAATCTCTTCCCAGTATTTTATTAGTTGCTGATACATCCTGTATCTTAGCATAGGTTATTTGGTCATTACCAACATGCGCTGTATCTATTGAACCATCAACATAGTGCTGACTGTCAATCTTATCGTTACCGATGGTTACAGCACCAGCACTTATGGTGACATCACCGCTTACAGTGGTCCAAGAAGGGTCACCGTTTGCATCAGCAACTAGTAGTTTACCGTTAGCGCCAGCCGCAAGATGGGAAGGGTCACCACTTGCATCCCCGACTATGATTTTACCTCTCGGTATTCCAGCCATTTTGTCGAGTGTAACAGCGTTAGCGGCTAGTTGAGGGGTGTCTATGGTATCATCCATCAATAGACTAAAGGTTGGGTAACTAGCATGACTAACAGTGCATACAAAACTAGCACAAGTAGCAGCCGCTATTTCATAATAAGTAACCATTGTACTACTTGAAGAAGATGTAAGAGCGAACCTTACATAATTTGAAGCGTGTAGATTTCTAATATGTATTACATAACCAGCAGGGAATGTACCACTTGTTATGATATTAGCATTACTTCCGGGTGTGAGTATGAGTATGTTAGCATCTGTTGATGTGAGCGTAAGACTGGCCGCTGTACTTGTTAATACACGGTCAAATACTGAGCGAGTGAAACGAGCAGCGTGTGTACCACTGTAGTAGACTACATCTTTATCGTTATCACCAGCAGTAGTGCTACCGAGTTGACTTCCATAGGACTGCCATATAACACCGTTAGCGCCTAAAGCACCATGTTGACCAGTACCATGAATCTGAGCCAAGGCAGTGTGGTCATCAAGTTCAGCAGTAGCACCTACAGCACCAGTAGTGACTGGAGATAAGTAAAGAGGAGAAGGTCTAACGAACACACGCTTATCATTGTACTCAGATAAGGATTGGATGTTTAAGTCTCCTACTGTAGAACCAGTGACTCTAGTTGCCCTTACAGTACCTAGTACAATGGACTGTCTGTTCGCTCCAGCGCCGCCGCCAGTTTTGAGATAAGAAGTAGCACTGCCAGTAATTGAAGCATAAGCACCTGACGCTGTACCAATTGGTGTAGTCTGAGTGACTTTTAGACCCTCAGCGGTAGCAATAACTACGAAAATACATTCTTGATTAGTGCTTAATGCTGTGAAACTTCCTAGTTTTTCCGAAGTAGTAGAAGTCAGTGTGACTGTTATATTACTTCCACCACCTATAGCATAAACAACTCCGTCTAATATGACGTTACAAGCCTTGACTATGAACTGATTTGCCGCTGAACCTGCACTTATAGCACCGGGTAAATCAGGCGGGTCGTTTCTATCGCTATCACCGTAGGCTGTATCATTGGGTAACAATATACCATTTCCGTGTACACCTTCGTATAAGTTAGTTAGCGAGGGCGACAGAATGTGGTCGCCATCTTTTAGTCCATCGTTAGTGCCATCTGTGTGACCTGATAGTGGGTTATTTGTAGTCATTATTTCACCTCAATCAATACTTGGATTCTTATTTCATTTTTAGTGGTTTTGTTAATTGGTAGTATAGTGTGTCTAGCCACTGGTGTGAAAGACGATGTGCCTCTAAACTGTATGTAAACCTCTTTGATTGTATCAGTAAACGACTCAGTCGCAGGTATGAACCCTTCGACTAAAACGGTACTATCATCAATGATTCTAACCGTTGGGTTGATGGTCAGAGCAGGTCTACCAGCAGCACCATCCGAACCTGTAGACGGTGTCCCATCAAAACCAATTATCATTTCATTGATATTACTAACAAGTGTATCTAGTAAAGTTCTTTTTATGTGGTCACTTATCGGCATTCTACTCACTCCTAACTGGGGTATTTTTACTTCCACCTATGACTTCTTGGCTACTAGTAGCACCGAGAGTGCCCCTACTCATGGCTTTTCCTATAATAAAACCTGAATCTCCGTGCCCCTGAATTGTAATAATTGGAATGGTGACAATTTTAATCTCTCCAAATAATGAAAAGTTAGTTTCAGTTATTTGCTCAACTGTGTTTGGATTACTACCTATGCTTTGAGAGCCTTCGGTTATACCTAATAACACACCTTCAATACCTGTATCTAAAGTTAAGAAGACAAGGTCGGCTGTGTTATTCACTAGATTATGTTTAACCTCAACCAAAATACGTCTTACCCCGTCATATTCAATAATCTTACCGGGCCTCAAATCCCATGAAGAAGGATGGCCGTTACTATTTTGACTACCCTTCAATAGGTTGTTTGCTTTTAGTATACTATTAGCCACCATTCTAGCCTGTTGATTACTACCCACAGTAAAATCTTCAACTACTAGCGGCTCTTGTATAATCTCAGCACCAAGACCACTTTGCCGCTCAGCGTCATTAACTTCAGCACGTGCTTTTTCATTGACGGCTAATGCTTTACCTTGCACTATAATTCGATTACTAGTGTTATCTACAGGGTTGGAAGATGCTGTACCTGTTCGCATTGAACTATTCACAAAACGACCTGCTTCAGCAAAATTAAACGGTACGTAGAGTAGACTACCAAACCTTTCAAAGTAAGTTATGTAATTATCGTGCCTTCCTAAGAATCTTAAAGCAGTAATTAAGTTAACACCATAGAAATCTGCGGCTACAAACTTTGTAGTAAAACTTCTACGGTCATTATTAGGATTAGATGGTGAAATTGGTAAAGCAGTATTGATTGAAGTTAAGTCACCTGCTACTTCATTACCTAATCTAATAGCCATGTCGGTAGTACGTAGACCAACATCAATAGGTTGAGCAGCGTATGCCCGCTTAGAGTCGAATCCTAACTCTTGAAGAGTGCTACCCTTCATGTTGCGTACAGCGAAAACTGTACCTTTACTTCCACTGGAAGTAGAACCTAACGCTAATCTTTCAGTTTGTCTATCTTTAGCATACAATAAAGGCGGAGTATTTGAAGCAGCATCGTTTCCTTCTAGTTTAGAGTTCATGTAATATATTGCAGAAGTAGAATCGTGCCCCGCTGTGGGTGTGTGAGTCAAAACAATACTATCTTCACGCTCGTCAATATCATAGGAGTGAGTAGATGCGATTGCGTAAGATGTTGTGTTGCGCTTCCTTAGTGTAACTTTAGACTTACTAGAACCCTGTTTAGTTATTTCACCTAAGTGAAGTGCGTTATCTACAAATACTGGTTTACGTGCTTGCTTCATGACAACATTGGTGTCGCCAGTCGTTCGTTGCTGTGCTAAGTAAGGCATCAAGCATCACCACTGTGGTCTGATGTACTGTAGGTTACATCCTCTTTATGTCCCTTACTGTGTAAAGATTGACTAAATCGGGGCTTTATCGAGTAATCTTTACCACTTCCTGTACGTCGAAGAGCATCGCTTCTATAATGCTGTAGTGTATTTTCAGTTATTATAAGTCTAGTTACAGTGGACTTTAGTGTATCTTTATCGAATGTAGCCATTCCTGCACCGGGTAATTTAGGTCCTTTAGATACAGGTACTGTATCGCTACTACTCTCCATGAGATACACTGGTTGGTAAGGGGCATTTGCATTGGGTAAACTAGCACGCATGTAAGAAGTCGCAGCAGCGCTAGTAGACTCGTAAACAAATAATCCATACTTACCACCTGATGTGGCTGAGTAGTACGTATTACCGTCTTGAGGAGTGCTACCTGCTACATTTCTAT